GCGGGTGTTGGCGGTTCTATCACAGGACGAGGGGCGGACTTACTTATTATCGATGATCCACATACAGAACAAGATTCTCTATCTGATTCTGCTATGGAGAGAACTTATGATTGGTATCTTTCGGGACCAAGACAACGTCTTCAACCTGGAGGCTCAATAGTTTTAGTAATGACTAGATGGGCTCAAGATGATTTGACCGGTAGATTAATCAAAGCAGAAAATGAACCTAAGGCTGACAAGTGGGAAAAAATTTCTTTTCCAGCAATCTTAAACGAGGACACTGAGCCGAGACCCGTGTGGCCTGAATACTGGTCTTATGATGAACTGGAAAAAGTTAAAGCGTCATTATCCATTAGAAACTGGTCTGCACAATATATGCAAAATCCTACTTCAGAAGAAGGGGCTATTTTAAAACGTGAATGGTGGCAACCATGGACAAAAGAGATACCAGTTTTAAAACATGTTATTCAATCATACGATACAGCTTTTAGTAAAAAAGAAACTGCAGATTATTCAGCAATCACTACATGGGGAATATTCACGCCCCACGAATCAGGGCCAGATGCTATTATGTTAATTGATGCAATTAAAGGTAAGTATGATTTTCCAGAATTAAAATTAGTAGCTTTAGATCAATATAAATACTGGCAACCCGAAACAGTAATCATAGAAGCTAAAGCGAGTGGACAAAGTTTATTACAAGAATTTAGAAGAATGGGGATTCCTGTAATGGATTACACTCCAGGCAGAGGACAAGATAAACACTCAAGGGTTAATGCTTGTGCGCCAATATTTGAGTCAGAACAAGTTTATTATCCTAGAGACGAACACTTTGCTCAAGAGGTTATTGAGGAATGTGCAGCATTTCCTAATGGCGAACATGACGATTATGTGGACAGCACCACACAAGCTATGTTAAGATATCGGCAAGGTTCGTTTATAACTACTTATTCTGACGAGGATGAGGTTGAAAAATATAAACAACGTAAATACGTATATTATTAGGAGTTAAAACATGTCAAAGAAAATGAGAATAGGAAAGGCCTTAGTGGGTGCTACAATGTTAGCTGGACTCTTGGGTGGAGTAGGTGGAGCTGGAGCTACATCTAATGTTAGCAGCAGAGATGCACAAAAAACAAAAAGCCCTAGAAAATTAAGAACTACAGATTCTGGTGCAAGAACTATGGTTGGTTCTAAAATTAAAATGAATGTAGACCGAGATGCAAATCCGAGAGAGATAAGAGATAAAGCTGATAAAATTAAAAAAGCTAATACTAAAATAAGAAAAGAAGTTGAAAAAAGAAGAGACGAAGGTATGCTTTCACCCTTAATGCCTAAAACAAAAAGCCAAAGAGATGCATTTGATAGTCCAGGTTTAACCCCTTATGCAGCAAAAGCTGGTAAAATGGTAAGAGCTCGTGGCGGTGGAATGGCTAGAATGAAACCTACTAAACTTTATTAATGGCAGAAATCGATAAAGTAATTACTGAGGAATTAAAAACTCCTGAAGCTGAAGAAGTTGACGTTGAATTAGAAACTGAAACTGAAGCAACTCCTATGGAGGAGTTAGCAGATGCAGCAGATTTGTTTTATAAAAATGTTGCAGAGGACATGTCGGATGAGGTGCTGCAAAGAATTTCAAATCAATTACTAGACGATTTCAAAAAAGATAGAATATCCAGAAAAGATTGGGAAACATCCTATACTAATAATTTAGATTTACTTGGTATTAGACAAACTGAAATGACAAGGCCATTTAGAGGCTCTGCATCAGTCACACACCCACTTTTATCTGAGGCTGTTACACAATTTCAAGCCCAAGCTTACAAAGAATTATTACCCTCTTCAGGACCAGTAAGAACTAGAGTTCTAGGAATGGAAGACGATGGAAAAATAAATCAAGCACAACGTGTTCAAGATTTTATGAATTATATGATCACTGAAGAAATGGAAGAGTATACTCCAGAATTTGATCAATTATTATTTTATTTAGCTTTAGCTGGCTCTGCATTTAAAAAAGTTTACTACGATGAAGTTATGCAAAGAGCTGTATCAAAATTTGTGCCCGCTGAAGATTTAGTGGTGCCATATTATGCAACTGATCTAATGGATTGTGAAAGAATTACTCACGTTATTAAAATGGGTGAGAATGAAATATTAAAAAAACAGAAGGCAGGATTCTATAGAGACGTTGAATTAAAACCAAAATCTAATGGTCCAACAGAGATAGAAAAAAAATATCAAGAATTAGAAGGTGTAACTCCAAGCACAGATAAACAATATGCCTTTTCAATTTTAGAAATGCATGTTGATTGTAATCTAGACGAGTTTGAAATGCAAAATCCTGATAAGCAAGTAAAAGTTCCTTACATCATAACTATAGATGAAGGCTCTGGTCAGGTATTATCCATCTACAGAAACTACGATATGAACGATGAGAGCAAAAAACGTAAAGAATATTTTGTTCATTTTAAATTTTTACCAGGTTTAGGGTTTTATGGTTTTGGATTAACTCACATGATTGGGGGTTTAAGCAGAAGTGCTACACAATCTTTAAGACAATTACTAGATGCAGGTACATTATCTAATTTACCAGCTGGATTTAAGTCGAGAGGTATAAGAATTAGAGACGATGACCAACCATTTCAACCAGGAGAATTCAGAGATGTTGATGCACCTGGAGGAAATATTAAGGATCAGTTCCAAATTTTACCATTTAAAGAACCAAGTGGTGCTTTATTTCAACTTTTAGGGTTTGTTGTACAAGCAGGACAGAAATTTGCAGCCATAACAAACATGGATACTGGCAATGATATGCAAAATAGGGCTGTTGGCACTACTGTTTCACTCTTAGAACGAGGTTCGAGGGTCATGAGTGCTATACACAAGCGATGTTACTACTCAATGAGAAGAGAATTTAGACTTTTATCAAAAGTTTTTGCAACATATCTACCACCAATATACCCATATTCGGTTTATGGTGCTGATCAAGCGGTAAAACAAACAGATTTTGACGATCGTATAGACGTAATACCAGTGGCTGACCCAAATATCATGAGTATGGCACAAAGAGTAACGATGGCAAACGAAAATTTAAAAATTGCCATGTCAAATCCAATGATGCACAACCTTAGAGAGGCTTATCGAAGAGTATATGAGGCTTTAGGTACACAAGACATAGACCAAATTTTAAAACCTATGGAAAAACCCATACCAAAAGACCCTGCTACAGAAAATATGGAAGTTTTACAAATGAAACCATTAAAAGCGTTTCCTGATCAAGATCATGATGCACATATTAATGCACATAGAGCTTTTATGTCGACTAGAATGGTACAAATCAATCCTCAAGTATACACAGCTTTACAATCTCACATTTCAGAACATGTTTCATTTAAGGCTCAAGGTGAAGTAGGAGCATTAATTGCAGAAAATTCACAGATGCAGCTTAAATTACAAACAGATCCACAAGGTGCTCAGATAGAAATTAACGCTATGATAGCAGCAAGAGTTGCAGAAATAACTATTGAACTAGCGCAATCAGAGGCTTTAGGACAACAAAAAGATCCTTTAGTAATGTTGAAACAAAGAGAGTTAGATTTAAGAGCTATGGATATGCAAAGAAGATCTGATGAAGCTATGATGAATATGGACATAAAAGAAAACCAAATAGAGGAACAATTAGACATTGAAAAAATGAAACTTGAAAATAATGAAGCTCAAGCAAAAGAAAGAATTAGAATAGCTGAGGAAAAAATAGAAGTAGCAAGAGGTAAAAAGAAATAATGAAAGATCCTAAAAAAGGGACTGGTAAAAAACCTAAAGGTTCAGATAGGAGATTATATACAGATGAGAATCCTAAGGATACTGTGCGTATTAAGTTTGCAACTCCTTCGGATGCTCGTAAAACTGTTACTAAAGTTAATAAGATATCTAAACCATTTGCAAGGAAGATCCAAATCTTAACTGTCATGGAACAAAGAGCAAAGGTTATGGGAAAAAATCAAGTAGTTAATATTGCTAAAAAAGCTAAAGAAAATTTAAGAAGGAAAAAAGCATAATGCCACTTAATGAAAAAGGTACAAAAATAATGAAAGCCATGAAAAAACAATATGGCAGTAAGGAAGGTAAAAAAGTTTTTTACGCATCTCTTAATAAGAAAAAAATTAAGGGTGTAAAAAAGTTAAGAGTAGGTGGAGTAGGAGGCAGAGCTAAAGCATCCGCAGTGGAGAGAAATACTGGTTTAGAATCACAAAGAAGATCTAATATAAATAGACAAAATTTTAATCAAATGAGAAAAGATTTGGTTAGACAAATTTCACCAAGCACAAAACCTATTAATAGAGCTGGAGCATTAGTTGCAGGATTAGTGGTTCCAGGTGGATCATTTATTTATAGAGACATTGTAGATTCACGTTCTATCTTTGCGCCAAAACCTAAAAGAAAACCTACACAACCCATAACAAGAGATAATGGTAATCGATCTATTGAGCCTATAAAAATACCTGAAATAAAAACAGATCCTAACATTGAAAAATTTATAGTTAAACCAAAAGATGATTTTTTAAATTTTATTGCATATAATAAAGGTGGTTTATCTGGTGGAGTTAAAAGTGGTCCTCCACCTAGAAGTGGACCTAACCCACAAGTACCACCGATTAAAATGAAAAAAGGGGGATTAAAGTAATGTGGTTATCAGCAATCAAATTAGCAGTTTCTGCAGGAAGTAAAATTTATGCTAATAAACAAAGAACGAAAATGGCTATGTCAGATGCACAGCTTATGCATGCTGAACGTATGGCTAAAGGTGAAGAGCAATATCAAGGCAAATTGTTAGAAGCCAGACAATCAGACTGGAAAGATGAGGCGGTTCTTATAATTTTGTCGGCCCCGATAGTGGTGCTTGCATATGCAGTCATATCAGATGACCCAAGTGCGATGGATAAAGTAAAATTATTTTTCGAAATGTTTTCGCAGCTTCCAAGTTGGTTTACCAATCTTTGGATTCTTGTCGTAGCGAGCATCTACGGTATTAAGGGAACACAAATATTTAGAAATGGAGGAAAAAAATGATTTGGAGTTGGATTAAAAAATTATTTACACCACAAGAACAAAAAGATCCTCATGCGGAAATGTATGAAATTCCTGAATATACAAGGGATGAGCTAGAAAAAATGACCAAGGGTGATTTAAAAAAACTTAGAAGACAAGGAAAAATAAAAAGTATTGCATATCCTTTCTATTAATATATAGATTCACTATGGATCTAAGAGCCACAATATTACAAGCTTTAGAAGATAAATACAATTCAGAAATTTCAGAATCTGATGCAACAATACAGATATACCTGACTAATCCAGTCGGAATTGGTGAACATCCACAACATTTGGAAGAAATAGATAAGTTAATCGAAAAAATTGCAAACGCAGAAGAAAAAATTCAAGTTCTACAACAATTTAAATTATGATTCGTGGAGATAGTAGCGAATATGAATTATTAAAAAAATGGTGCGAAACTTTAAAGATAGAAGAGAATTCTAAATCAATAACTACATGTGAAGTTGGCGTTCGTGAAGGTTTAGGCTCACAAATAATTATAATGAGTTTAGCACCCAGAATAGGAAAATTAGATTATCAACACTATGCCATAGATCCCTATGGTGACTTAGATTATAAGCATTTTGATAATGAGCCTAGATGGAAAAGAGATGGTAAGTGGACATCAGTGGCTCCAAAATATTCAAATGAAATGAGAGATCAAATGGTTAAAGATTTTGCTACTAATCCTTATTTTAAATTTTATAATATGACTGATTGTGAATATATGGACATATTCAATCTATCAAAAACAATTTACGATTTAGTGTTTCTTGATGGACCTCATACAACTAAAGATATTTTAAAAGAAGCATTATGGTTTGCAGAAAGGTCTAGGAAAGGTTCAAGAATTATAATTGATGATTTTAAATTATGTAATTTTGAGGTTATTAGGGCAGCAATATCATACTGGGATTTTAAAGTATATGAAAAAGGTCAGCATAAAGTCTGCTTGGAAAAAATTTAATAATGTTAGATTGGATTTTAGTAAGGGATAATATTTTTTCAGATCAAGAGTGTGATGAAATTATTAATCAACATAAACCAAATTGTATTTTTGATGAACAAAGAAAATTTTATAGTTGTGTAGATATCGATATTAATGATTTTAAATATTACTATAAAATTAATTATTTAACTGAGGAATATGTGAAAGAATTTAACGATGCAGGACATACATCTTCGATATGGTCATTAGCAACATTAAGATTTAAACATTTTAAACCTGGTCAAAGCTTTCAAAACTGGCACTCTGAAAATTGTGTTAGATATCCTTATAGGATTTTAGGATTACAAATTTATCTAAGTGACCATGATTGTGGCACAGAATTTAATGCATACAAGAGAACAATTAAAAGTGTTAAAGGTAGAGCTACAATGTTTCCTGCTTATTTTACCCACACTCATAGAGGACAAGTATGTCCAGAAAACAAAGACAGATATCTTATAACTGGTTATTATCATTTTATTAAAAAGGGAGTAGGTGAATAATGTTAGATCCACACACAAGAGATTTAATTGAAAATGTTATTAATAGAAATATAAGGGATATAAAAGACCATATCTGCTATGGGGTTGAAACTGAATCACAGCTGATGTATGCTAGGGGCAGACTCAGCGCATTAGAAACGCTGCTTCAGGATATTAAAAACCTGCATAAGGAGGATAACGATGGTACAATTGATCAAACCTAAACTTACGGATTTCGGAGAGAAAGACAATAAGGAAGAGGTTAAATCACAAATTCCAACAGATCCAAAAGGCATCAAAAAATATCTTGAAATCATACCTAACCCAGTTGGATATCGCATGCTTGTTAGACCTTGGTCAGGACAAGCAAAAACAAAAGGCGGTGTCATTTTAGCAGACGAAACTCAAGATAAAATTCAAATGACTACGGTTGTTGGACTTGTCGTAAAAATGGGAGACCTATGCTATCAAGATAAAGAAAAATTTCCAAATGGGTCTTGGTGTAATGAAGGTGAATTTGTCATTTATGGCAGATATGCTGGAAGTAGATTTCAAACAAAATATGGTGAACACCGTATATTAAATGATGACGAAATAATAGGAACTATAGGAAAACCAGAAGATATTCTCCACTTATTTTAAGGAGGAGAAAAATGGCAGAAGCAAAAGACTATAGTGCAGAAGCATTATTAGCCAAAGAAAAAGAAGTCGAACTAGATACTGATGATGTAAAAGAAGAAAGTGTCGAGGTCGAAGAAAAATCAGAAACAAAAAAAGAACCAAACTTAAATTTAGGTGAAGTGGATCTTGGTTATACTGGGCATGAAAAACCAGAACAAGAAAAAACAGATAAACCTACAATTGAAGTTACTGAAGAAAAAAAAGAAGAAAAAAAGATAGAAGAAACAAAAGAAGAAAAACCAAACTTACAAGACTCAAGAAGAGATTATCAAAAAAGAATAGATAAACTTGTTTTTCAAAAAAAAGAGGCTGAAAGAAGAGAAAAAGCAGCTCTTGATTTTGCAAAAGGCTTACAGAAAAAATTTGATCAAACATCTTTAAAATTTAAAGAATCAGATGAACAATATCTGAAAGAGTTTGATGCAAGAGTCGATGCGCAAAGAGAACAAGTAAAAATATCTTTAAAACAAGCTATTGAGGCTAATGATGCCACACAAATTATGGAGGCGAATGATAAATTAACTCAATTGGCTGTTGAAAAAGAAAAGGCTCGATTAGAATTATCTAATAGAGAAAAACAAAAAAAAGAAGAAGAAGCAAAAAAAACAACAACAAACAACGTAGAAGCTGGTCCTCAAACAGCTGTAACATCACCACAAACAGAAATAACTCCAAAAGCTAAGAAATGGGCTGAGGAGAATAAATGGTTTGGGACTGATGAGGTCATGACTAATGCTGCTATTACTATTCATAACAATATTTCACAAGAGGGTATTGAAGTAGATAGTGATGAGTATTATAATGAAGTTAATTCAAGACTAAGGAAGTATTTTCCAGAAAGTTTTGATAACACTAAAGACGAGCCTAAAAAAGAGACTCCGAAACCCGTCCAAACGGTAGCCTCGGCTGGTCGTAGTCAACAAGGACGCAGAACTGTGAAACTCACCAAGTCACAAGTAGCTATTGCTAAACGATTAGGGGTGCCACTAGAGGAATACGCTAGATACGTGAAGGAGGATAAATAATGAGTACAATTAAGAGAACTTCACGAGAGTCTGAGACTAAGGCAACTAAAGAAGCCAAAAAAACTTGGACTCCACCATCCAGTTTGGATGCGCCACCTGCACCGAACGGGTACAGCCATAGATGGATTCGTACTACCGTTCAAGGTTTTGAGGATACAGCGAATGTATCTAAAAAAATGAGGGAAGGTTGGGAATTTGTAAAGGTCGAACAAATTCAAAATGAGATCGGCACAAACAAATATCCTTTCTATACCGAAGGTAAATACGAGGGGTTCATTGGGATTGGAGGCCTTGTGCTGGCAAGGATACCAAATGAGATTTTGGAAAGCCGTGCGGAGTATTTTAAAAAGCTTACGCAAGATAGATTAAATGCGGTGGACAATGATCTTATGAAGGAACAGCACCCAGACATGCCTTTCAATATTGATAGGCAGTCAAGAGTGACCTTTGGTGGTAGTCGCAAAAAATAATTTTGCAATAACCACTGGGTTTAAAATAAACTGTTAAAGGAGAAAACATAACATGGCAAACGTAAGTGAAAAGTTTGGTCTTAGACCTTACAGAAAACTAGACGGAACACCATTAGTTGGAGCTCAGAACAGATATACGATAGCGTCAGGATATTCAGATGCGATTTTCCAAGGAGAAATGGTTGAACCATTAGGAACTGGAAATATCCAAAGACATGGTCCTAACACATCGGATGCTGTTGTGGGTGTTTTTAACGGATGTTTTTACACAGACCCAACGACTAAAAAGCCAACATTCAGTAATTTCTATCCTGGCGGTATTGCTGCTAGTGATATTACTGCATTCGTCATTGACGATCCAGATGCAGTATTTTTAATAGATGCTGATGAGGCTTTCACAAGAGCTGATCTGTACAAGAACTACTCTGTTACAAATACAACAGGTGTAACAACAACAGGATTATCGAAACAACAACTAGACGTTAGTGTTTCAGGAACTGCAACTACTTTCGCTATTCAAGCGATTGATATTTGTCAAGATCCAGAAAACTCTGACACTGGTTCTGCAAATGCGAATATTCTTGTAAGAATCAACAACCACTTCTACAGAAGTGGAACAGGTATAGCATAAGGAGAATAGACTATGGCAATATCACGATCACAACTAGTTAAAGAACTAGAGCCAGGTTTAAATGCTTTATTCGGCCTGGAATATAACAGATATGAAAATCAACATGCGGAGATTTTCAACACTGAAACATCTGACAGAGCTTTTGAAGAAGAAGTAATGTTAAGTGGTTTCGCTTCTGCACCAACTAAACAAGAAGGTGCTGGAGTAGTGTTTGATACAGCGGGTGAAACTTTCACAGCTAGATACAATCACGAAACAATCGCTTTAGCATTTGCTATCACTGAGGAAGCAATTGAAGATAACCTTTATGACAGATTAGCTGCAAGATACACAAGAGCTCTTGCAAGATCTATGTCAAATACGAAGCAAGTTAAAGCTGCAAACGTATTGAACCAAGCACAATTTACTGCTGTGACTGGTGGGGACGGTAAACCGTTAATAGCGAACAACCACCCATTAGCTACTGGTGGTACGTTCTCAAATGTTCTTACTGTTGCTGCAGATCTTAACGAAACTTCACTTGAGCAATCGTTAATCGATATCTCATCCTTTGTTGATGAAAGAGGATTAAGAATCGCTTCTCAAGGTAGAAAAATGATAATTCCAAAAGAATTACAATTTACTGCTGAAAGATTGATGAAATCCCCTCAAAGAACTGGGACTGCAGATAACGATATCAACGCAATCGCTTCAATGGGAATGGTACCAGAAGGGTATGTAGTTAATAATTTTTTAACTGATACTGATTCTTTCTTCCTATTGACTGATGTGCCTAACGGATTCAAACACTTCGTTAGATCACCAATCAAAACTGCGATTGAAGGTGACTTCGATACTGGTAACGTAAGATTCAAAGCTAGAGAAAGATACTCTTTTGGATTCTCTGATCCAAGATGTGTATTTGGTAATGGTAATTTACCAACTAGTTAATAATCTTTAAAATTATATTAAGGGCGGTGCATTAATTTGCACTGCCCTTTTTTTTGTGTTAATTAATATCATGCAAATATTTAAGGATTACAGAAGAAAAATAGAACGAGAATATTTTTATTTTTCAGGTCAATTAGAGATTGATTGTGATTATTTCATTAAAAAAATAAAAGAGGGATGTAAAGAAAAATCCGCTTTAAATAATAAAACAAACATTCTAGGAAAAATGACTGAATGGAGATATTTTATAAATGATAAAAAATTAGAAAATCCTATTCTACAAATAATTAATCATGTAGATAAAACTAATAAACTTCCTCAATATAATTTTTCAGAGTGTTGGGGATTTGAAGTAATCAAGGGGGGAAAAACTAAATTTCATGATCATACAGCAGCTATAGTCTCAGGTGTTATTTATTTAAATGAGTGTGATCAACCTCTTATTTTTGAAGAAATAAATGAAAAAATATATCCCAAACCTGGAGCCTTTGCAGTTTTTTCACCATGGCTAAGACATGGATGCCATATGAATCTAGACGATCGTTCAAAATTTGGATTAAGTTTTAATATGAATGAGGCCAATACGTGGTAGTTTACCTTTTCTAATTTATATAATATAATCAACCTACCTAGAAATTATAATTTTGTAGACTGACTAGGCAGACGGTATAGAGACTACAAAATTCAACCGCTATACAAGGAGAATATTATGGCAAATACAACATTTTCGGGACCAGTAAGATCGAAAAATGGTTTTATAAACATAGGACCAGGTGCAGTCAAAGCTGTAACTTTAGCAACTGACTTAACTGTAGCTGATCATGCTGGCAGATTAGTAACAATGGATCCTCAAGGAACTCCAACTGCAATCACAATCCCTGCAATTAATGCAACAGCTGATTCTGCAGTGGCAGGACCAGGAAGTGATCTAAACAATCCAAACACGATTGGTACAACTTTTGAAATTCTTTTTATAGACGATTTCACTGGCACTATTAAAACTGCTAACACAGCTGACAAATTTGTTGGTGGTGTAACAATTGGAATTGATGCTTCAGTCGCTGGAAAACAATTTATTCCAGCTACGGCAAATAATGAAGTCAATTTAAATGGAGAAGCAGGAGCATCTGTTGCTACAACTGGTGGTCTAAAAGGTTCAAGAATTAAATTTACTGCGATAGCAGCAAATTTATATGCTGTTGAAGGTGAACTTGTTGGTTCAGGTTCAATTGCTACACCTTTTGACTCACAATAATAAATAATTAGTGGCTCCTTCGGGAGCCACAAACATAGGAGAAAATAATGGGTGGATCAAGTTTTTCATCAGACCAATCGAGTGCTCATGCTACGTCTACAGCACAAATGGTGGCTTTAGGAAAAAGAGCTAGATTAACTTCAATTCAAGGTAAAGGTAATTCTGCAAATGGATCTGTTGTTTTTAAAAGTGGTGGAGCTTCAGGCACTACAATCGCAACATACTTATTTGGAGAAGAGGGATTAGACATGTATCTTCCTGGTAATGGTATTTTGTTTGAAGATGGTATTCATGCGACTATTGCTAATACTGGTGGTGTAACAATAACATTTACGTAAGATGAATTTAGAATATTATTCAGATATTCTTAAACTTAAAAGAGGTGGCGATGTTATGCCAGCTCGTAATAAGAAAAATTTTAGACCTACAGAAAAAGGTGCTGGAATGACAAAAGCTGGAGTAGCTGCTTATAGAAGGGCTAATCCAGGGTCAAAATTAAAAACGGCTGTGACTGGTAAAGTCAAACCTGGCTCAAAGGATGCTAAACGTAGAAAAAGCTTTTGTGCTAGGTCAGCTGGGCAAATGAAAAAATTTCCTAAAGCAGCCAAAGATCCAAATTCAAGATTAAGACAAGCGAGAAGAAGATGGAAATGTTAACGCACTTTCTTAAAAAACTTCTAGGGTATGATACACTTGATAAAAGAATAAGAATTTTAGAAAGAAAAAATTATTGGAGAGAAAAATATAAGCATGGCATATCTAAACGCAAACATACCTCCGATATATTGTAAGATAAGAAAGGAATATCTTTATGACTTTAAAGAACATCATAATGAAAGTGAAGAGTGTGTCATCTTCAGTATTACATCGATTTCAGGGCGGGCAATCCTTTTTAACATCATGTTACCTAATGGTGCATGCTATTGGCGTTTGCCTATCTCAGCGTTTTTCCAAAAATCATATGATAGAGCCTCTGTGCCGAATATGCAGACGTACGAGTTGGAATTGTGGAACAGTTTTAGTTACTGGCCTAGTGTTACTTGCTTTGATTGGTTGGATGGTGTAGCTGGTAAATTTTTAGGATTGGATAAAAAATTTTATCATGGAAAATATTTATTCACAATTGATTGGGCACATCCAGATGTTAACATCTTGGATACTGAACATTCTGAAATACCTCAAGAACATAAGTGTGCACATATATTGGAACTTAATAATGGTAATTATGCAGCTCAGCCTAATAATCGTCTTCTGTGGCACATTAATAGTTATACTACTGATAACAGCTGGCCTGACTATAAAGTCCAAACTACTTACTGGGATGCAGAGGATAATAACATGGTAACAGAGGATAGTGATAAAATGTTTTATAATATGGAGGAAAAAGAAAGGGAGGAGGATAAAACTTACGAATGAGTAATAAACCTTTAAGCATATCTGAATCGGCTGCCGTGCAGATGCCTATGAAAACGGTTGCTAGTCTGATTGTAATCGTAGCACTCGGCACCATGGGTTATTTTCAAATCGTAGAACGCATTAACATTGCTGACACTAAAATAAAGATAATGGAACAAGATGTTGAACAGAACACAGAATTTAGAATTAAATGGCCACGTGGACAAATGGGATCACTGCCCGCAGATAGCGAGCAATACATGATGCTAGAGGATTTGTACAAAACCACCGATCGTTTAAATAAACACATTGAGTCAATGGCATTAAACAAAGTTAATATAGAATTTTTAACAAAACAAATGGACAAAGTTTTAGTTGATATCGAAAAATTAAAAGATGCTAACAGAGATCTTGGATACACAAATGGGGCTAATAAATGATAGAAGTTGTTGTAGCCTTACTTATGTTCTGGGA